TAAACATCTCGTGAGAGTCGTTAACCGGGATAGATTCTACTAAGGTTTTCATATCCGGATTAGTAGACCAAGTTACTACGACTTTACCAGCGTTTTCACTTCCTACGAATTTCTGAGATATACCCTTTTCTACCTTTCTTCTTTTCTCGCTATCGCTTAAGTCCTCGAATAAGTGAATGTGCATCGAACCTACCATTCCGTTATCTAAGTTATTCTTATGGAACTCCGCTATCTGGTTACTAATCTCTATATAGTTTAAAGCTCCTAAATAACTAGGCTCTGCATAAAACAATTTACCCGGAGAATAAGTCTTACCCTCTATTAATTCTCCTCTTTTTTTAACTAAAGCTCTATCCGATGAATACCAAGAAGCAATAGGCTTAGGCTCATAGATAGCGTCCTCTGGTTTAAAAGAAGTCTTTTTAGTAGCGAAAGCCCAATCTGGAGTAAAGTAATACTTTTCTATTTCTCCGTTTTCGTTCATCTTACCGCTTCTAACGTAAGAGAAGTCTATATTACGTAAATAAGCTACGTTACCTCCTCTTTCGAATTTAGATTGCCAGTAAAAACCGTTAAAGTAAGACATATCGGTAGCAGTCTTTCTTAAGAAATCTCTATCTAATCCTTCTAAAAACTTTTCTGCAGCGCTTACCTGACCGTCTTCCCCTTCGAATATAAAACCCTCTCCGGCTATAAACTTCGATTTAGTCTCTAATAACGCTCTATGAATAGAACAGTTATCTGCTAAACCTATAAGGTATTCAGGAAATAAATTATCTTTACCGAAGTAAATATATTCCTTCTTTCTATTTTTTCTTGAATCTACCGAAGGCGTTACCGTTTCCGTAGTTAGATTTACAAAAAAAACGTCGCTTTTGTTTTCTATTTTACTAGCTTCTTTCATTATTTATTAAAAATAAATTAAATACTTATTTAAACCTTTTACCTAAATTAAAAACATCTTCACTTTTTACTATCTCGTGAGTCGGATAATAAGGGAATTTATCGCCTAACTTAAAGTTATTATACTTCTCTTTAAAATCTTCTATCTTATCTAACCAATTAACTTTAGCCGCAGCGTTATCTAACTTACTAGATATATCGTCTCTAATCCAAGAAAAGTGGTGCATTAATACTTCGTCTTCGTTAAATACGTAAAAAGGCGCAAAAGGTCTAAAACTACAAGCAGGGTCTACTAATACCGGAGCGTGTAAACCTATATTAACCGAAGTACTACAGATAAAAGGCATATAATAAGCTTCTAAAGGCTCTAACCTTAGTGTAGGAGTCTTAAAGTAGGTAATCATCTTAGAGTAAGTAGTCTTAACTCCGGTAGTCTCTACTAAGTTCTTAGCGTATAGTATCTCGTCTTCTTTATAAAGATGGTCTGTAGCGGATAAGAAGAAGTGAGAGCAGTTTAAACCTCTAGACCTTTCTATAAGTCCCTGATGTTTTAACTTTTCGTTAGTCTTAGCGTCTACTTTTAAGTTAGGTTTATACTCTATATAATCGTAGTTAGGAAACCTTTTTTTAAAGTCTAAAATATCGTTACATTCGTTACCGTAATTACTTACCGTCTGAAAAGCTATAATAATTTCGTCTACGTGATTCTTAACCGAATCTATAGCGTACTCTAATAACTCTACTCCGTTAAATACTGTATAACAAGCTGCTAACCTCATTACTTAACCTTAAATTCTCTACCTATAATTCTAATCTCGCGCATATCTAAGCCGGAAGCTTTTACACGTTTTACGTTATAACCTAAGATTCTATTAACTCCTACTACTTTCATAAAAGGGTAGACCGGTTTAGTAATACTACTACCCATTCCTACCATAGCACTTTGACCGATTCTTAACCTCTGATGTACCTCAGCGTTTAGTCCTACGTTAGCGTATTCTTCGATAGTAACGTGTCCTCCTATATTAGCTCCGGAAGATATAGTTACGTTATTTTCTAACTGTACGTCGTGACCTAAGTGCGACTTAGTCATAATATAACAATAGTCTCCTATAATAGTATCTCTTTCGTTACCTCTATCTACTGTTACGTGATGGTTTATTAAATTATTGTCACAAATTATAATCTTTTTTGTGAACTCAGTTTCTCTTTTCGTTTCTCCGTCTCCTCCTATTACTACAAAGCTGCCGATAGTATTATTATCTCCTATCTCTACGTTATCGTAAATAACCGTATAAGCTCCGATAATATTACCTTTTCCTATCGTTACGTTCTCGCCTATAATAGCGGTTTCGTGTATCTTATTGTCCATAGTTTAGTATCTGGTTTTTATAATTAGCTTCTAACTTATTCAACCCTTCTAAAGGATTAGTTATTACTGAGTTATCAAATTTACGAAATTTAGTTACATTATCGGAGGTTTTAAGGTCGCAAATAAACTGATTTCCTGATAGTTTAGCTTTTAATAAGTCGGAACGCTTTTTAATCTTAGCCCACATAGTGTAATCTATAGAGTAATGCTGATTATCCCAAAGCTCCCAATTAAGCTCATCTATTAAATCTCTTCTAAAGCATCTCCAAGCTCCTATAGGCTCTCCGGCTCTTTCTCCTCTATATCCATTCCACTTAATCATATTACGCTTCTCTAAGTCGTAGAAATAGCAATCTAAGAAACCTACGAAGCGGTAATCGTTATTAAAAGCTTCTATATAAAAGTCTAATACTTCGGAATTTAAGGTATCGTCAGAACCTAGCATTAACATAGCGTCGAAGTCTATCTTCTTAGCTACTTTTAAAGCCTTATTTAACTTTTCTCCTAGTATATTCCTATGAGTAACGTATCTATAGCCTAATTCTTTAGCTATTAAAGCGTCTTTTTCGTCTCCTACTGCTAGAACTTCTATTTCGTACCCTTTTCTCTTTAAACTCTCTAAACCTTCGTTAAAAAGCCTTAAAACGCTATAACGTCTATAAATCGGTACTAATACTAAAAACTTCATATATGCTTAACGGTTTTATTTCTTAAATAGCAGAATAAAGGGAATAAGCGTTCTAATATAAAGCAATGGTAAGTATAATAAGGCTTATTAAATACTTTTAAGCAGTTCTCTGGGCTTATCTTCTCTCTACTAATATAATTAGCGTCCTGATTACAAAGGTCTCTAAGAAGTTTAGATTCGTTCATTAAATCAGTAACCGGAATAAGAAAGTCTAAACAAAACTCTTTAAAGGTTTCCTTAGAAGCTATCCAATGGTTAGAATATATAGGCTGCATTAACGCTTTATTATCTTCTAAGTCTATACCCCAGTCTAAGCGATTAGCTATAACTTTATAGATATCTACGAATAAAGGGTGCCAGTTATTACCCTGAGTAATTAAGTTAGTCTTATTTAGGTTACCAAAGAAGCTATAAACGTCCGCCTTATCTTCGTCGTTTAAGATAGTATTTTCTATATAGTTAGAATCTTTCTTTAGTTTCTTATAAAACTTATGAGATAACACCCCGTAATACTCCGAGCTTTTATAGTCTCCTTCCTCGAATAGTCTTCTAATAACTCCGCTTTCTAAGGTTTCGTCAGATATAGGGTTATAATACGGAACGAAGTTTCTAGTCCGCTCCATATTAATAACTTTCTGAATCTCTTTATAGTAAATCTGTCTTACTCGAAGCATATAAGATTACCTAAACCTTTAGATATTAAGATTTCCGCTAAAGCTTGGTTATTTTCTAAGTCGTAGTTAGAAATTACAGAACCAGCTAAGAGTATCTTTCTATTTACGTTCTTAAACACCCATTTCTTAGGTTTTAAGGCTTTTTCTTCTTCTTTATTAATATTCAATTGACTTTCTTCTGAAAGTTCCTTAGAACGCTTCTTATAACTTCTTTTAGTCTTTTTCTCTTCCATAAGTACGTATTTTTTTTAAAGATAAAAAAAGGAGGCTATTAACCTCCCCTTTTATTAAATTATATTCTACTTCTATTAAGCTTATATTATATTCTATTATATTTAATTAAATTTGTAAACCGTTCCGTAATCCTTTCGAACCCTTCCGAACCGTTCCGAACCATTAAATAAACCTAACTAACTATTAAAGTAAGTAACCTGCTAACGTAGAGTCAGTTGTAGCCGCGTCAGTTGCAAAAAACTTCTTCGCTTTACCTCTATTAACACCCGCAAAAGTCAATACGTCTCCTGTATCGTCTCCCGGAGCAGCTCCCGAAGTCTTAGTCTGTTCTGAAAGCTCTACACCGTCAGTCTCTCCTAAAACAGTCCATTTACCGTTTTTATCCTTAAGTACGAAAACTAAAGAAGTACCTACCATATCCTCGATAGCGTTTCTAACCGCTGTAGATGCGTCGATAGTTCTAAAAGTTACTGTTTCGTTATAGTAATAACCTGAGTTAGCACCTACTTGTAATTCTTCTGTAAAAGAAGCCGTGTCCTTATGAACTGTAAGAGCGTATAAACCTTTGTAAGTATCGAAAGTAAGACCGTCAATTTCTCCGTCTACCGTGCTAGTGAACGCCGTAATCTCAGACTTATTACCTACATAAATTTTATCTTTCTCAATACCCGGTACGTTGAAAGTCTCGTCGCAAGATGGACCTGCCCAACCTGCTGTAATTAAACATTCTGCCATTTTATATATTTTTAAAAGGGAGTCCGAAGACCCCCGTTATTAAATCTTTTTATTAGTAGTTATCTACTACTACTTGAGATGGGAAGTGAATTTGGAAACCTGCAGCGAATCTACCCTTAATCCATACGTTCTCTTCGTACTGGTCCATTCCTACTTTTAAATCCATTTCTTCTCCTTCTACGTCTACAGCTAATACTAAATCAGACTCTTTAATAAGAACTAATTTATCAGTACCGTTTAATCCCGGGATTCCTTCGATACCTATATTAGTACCGTCTACGAATCTCTTTTCGAATCCAGTATTATAAACAGTAGTACCTAAGTTATCTCTATAACCTCTATCGTACATCTTAGCCTTATCGTCTCCCATAAGTACGTACCACTTCTCGTCGTTAATAGTAGAGTAAGCATCTACTGGTAAAGCGTCGTAAAGAGCTTCTACTCTTGAAACGATATTAGCAGTAGTTAAAGCTCCAGAACTTAAAGCCTGAGCAGCTGGAATACCTCCACCAGCGATTTCAGTAGCGATAACTTTATTAAGACCGTTTAAGTAGTCTAAAGAAGATAAAGCGTTAGGCGCAGTAGACTTGTCTCCTTTAACTAATACTTGCTCCATCATCTTACCGATAGCTCTGTCTAAAGAAGCCATTAATTCAGCTTCTAAAGGTGCTAATCCTTCGTAGTCTTGACCTGAAGGCATAATCTGACGAGTAAACTTCTTCTCTAAGTCTCTAACGCAGTACTGAGTGTTAATCTTTAAAGACTCTACGATAATTTGTCTTTGCTCGATGTTTAAGTCTCCCGAAGCGTTAAATCCGCAAGCCTCTCCGTTTTGTAATAAGTCGTAGTCGTGTTCTACGTCTGGTAGCTTATGAGTACCCGGTTTAAAACCAGTGTAAACTGTTGCTAATGCTGCTAATTTCGATTTCATTACCGATTTAGCGAAAAATGTTCCTGCGTGTTCAGTTGTATAGTCTGATAACGCTGTTAAATCAAATGCCATTTTATTATTTTTTTAAGTTTCTAAATACTTCTTTTACACTCGCCTTTGCTTTCGCTTCTGGCTCTACTACTGGAACTAAATCCTCTCCGATAGGCTCTTCTAGCTTCTCGTTTAATTCCTTAATCTCTAAATCCTTTGCTTCGATAGTCGCTTTAAGAGAGTTCATAGCCTCGTAAGACTCTTCTAATACGTTTCTAGTTTCGATTAATTCGCTATCTAAATCAGCGTTAGCCTCTTTTAAGTTCTTAACCTCGTTAGAAATCTCTGCGTATCTATCTTGTAATTCGTTAGATGCTGTTTCTAATTTGTTAGATAAGAAAGCTTTTACCTTATTTAGTATACTCTCTTTTTCTTCTGTTACTTCCTCTACTACTTCGTTAGTAATTTCCTCCGTAGACTCTACTACTTCTTCGGTAGTTTCTTCTACGGTCTCTTCTACGTTAGTAGCTTCGATAGCAACCTCTTCGACTGCTTCTACAGTCTCTTGATTTTCTGCCATTCTTAAACCGTTTGGTATATTATTAAATTTATTTACTATATCAGTAGTAGCCATCGCTGCTACGTTCATTCCTTCAGTTAATCTAGTAGCAAATCCGTACTCTAATGCTTCCGAACCCGTTAACCAAGTTTCCTCGTCCATTAAAGCAGTTAAACGCTCTAAAGATAGATTTGAGTTCTTCTTATAGATGTTTAAGATAGTTTCTTTAATCTTATCTAGTACATCCGCTTGTTTCCTTAAATCTTCAGACTCACCTCCCGCCATCGTCCAAGGGTTATGAATCATAAAGAAAGCGCTTTCACTAATCTCTAATTCATCTGCTCCTAAAGCGATTACGGTAGCGATACTAGCGGCTAAAGAGTTAATCTTTACCGTTACTTTATTAGGTAAACCTTTTAAGTAATTATAAATCTCGATACCTTCAAAAACAGAACCTCCCGGAGAGTTAATATTAACTACTACTTCTTCCGTAGGATTTCCTATCATATTAGATAGTTCGTCTTTAAGGTCTTTAGCGTAGATTCCCCATCCTCCGATTTCGTCGAATAAGTCTAGCTCTACTGCGTTATTTACTTTTAATGCTTTATACCACATATTTTATAATATTATTAACTTTTTTTACTTTATAAGTTTACGAAACGTAAAACTAGTTTTTATAGTTATTAACCCACTTATAGACCGCAGACTCAGAAAGATTATACTTTATACTAAGCTCTGTATATAAATCTAAGTTCTTAGCTTCCGGTTTTAACTCCTTTAACTCTTTAAAGTCAGAACATAATAAATATTTATTAAGTCCTCTTGGGTCTATAAGACCTTCGTTAAATAGTTTCTCTACTGATTCTAAATCTATATTTAATAGTTCCGAAATCCTTTTTTTATTACTCATTTTATAATGTTGAATTGTTTTCTATTTCTGATATTCTAGTCTGAGCTTCGTTAATCTCTACTACACTTACGGTAGGACTTAGGTTAAAGTTAGTTAAAGCTCTTAATATATCCTTATTTATATCGTTAGGAGTAGTTATAGTACTAGGTGTAGGTAATACTCCACCTCTAGCGAACTTTTTACCTCCTCCGGCTTCATTTATAGCAGATAAAGTGCCACCAAACATAGCCGTAGACTTTTTATTAATAACCGCTTCACCTCCTTCTAACTCGCCTAGATTAGTTTTAATACCGCCTTGAGCGTGACTTGGACCGTTTAAGATACCACCTTTAGCGAATTTCTGTGAAGCTACCGTTGCTATACTTGCTGCTCCTTGTGCTGCTATAGCTATCTTCTGAACAGCTCCAACAGTTAAGCCGGCTAAACCACCAGTAAATAAGTTAGGTAAGAATAAAGGCGACTTCTCGTTAACCTCTACATTCATTAAGGCTTTTTGAGTATTAACAGCTATCTCCGCTATAGCAAAAGCTTTTATAAGTTTAGCGTTCTTTCTTCTAGATTCTTCGTCTCTAGATAATAACTGAATAGTAGAACCTATTAAACTAGCAGTAGATTCTAATCTCTGGTTGTTTATTTCTCTAAGCTTATCCGCTTCTCTTCTTTTAGACTCCGTTAATCTTTTCTCTTCCGCTATAAGTCCGTCCGTAGTCTCTGCAGCGTTATCTAAGAACTCTTGTCTTTTAAGTCTAGCGAATTGTATATCTGGGTCTTCATCTATAGACATAGGGTCTTTAGAATCTTCGTCGAAAGTATTAAAAAACGAATCGCTTTCTTCTGGGTCGTCTCCTACGTCGCTAATTCCTTTAGATAGTTCTTTATAAAAAGCTAACTCTCTGTTAACCGCTTTTATCTCTTCTCCTATCCTAGATATTTCTTTAACAGTATTAGCTTGTTTAAGGTTTTTACCTAATTCTTTTAGCTTATCCTCTAAGCTCTGTATTAATCCTAAAGAATCTTCTTTTCCTCCTCTACTAGATATTTCTCTATTAATCGCTTTTAGTAATTCTTTAAAAGTATTTAAGTATCCTAATATGTTAGACTTATTATCTCCAGCGTCGAAAAACTCTAATTGGTATTCTAAATCGCTTATCTTATCCGTTAAATCTTTTGCGTCATTCTGTAAAGAGAATAAATCTATACTACCTAAACCGTCTTTATAAGCGGCTGCGGAATTTAAAAAAGCGTCCAGAGCTGCTTTCCTTAAATTTTCAAGCTGTTCAGCTTGTTCCTCAGTTGCTCCTCCGTCAAACCAACCTATATCGTCTTCTAAATCCTCAATAGCTTTACTAAGTTCTGGAGTCTGAGCGGTTAATTCGTCTATTATATTTTTCCGAGATTCTAAAGATTTATTAGTCTTAGATACTTTTTTTTCTATATCTTCTTCTTCGTTTTGCCATAGAGACATAACAGATATTAAAGTAGTAATACCTCCTACTAATAAGCCTATAGGGTTAGACTTAATAGTAAGGTTAAGTAGTTTCATAGCTCTATTAACACCCTTTAAACCTCCCGAAAAAGCTATAGATGCTATCCTAGCTGATACGGTAGAAGCAGTATAAAGCTTAGTAGCTAAATTAGTAGCTATTATTGTAGCCTTATAAGCTATCCAAGTCTTTACACCTATAGAAACTACCTTGAATAAGTTTTTAATAGCAGAGGTAAACCGCTTAACGTCTTCCTCATCTATAGAGTTTATAAAGTCGGTAATACTCCTAACTACGTCTCTTATAGTACCTTTAGAACCGCTAAACTTTAGTATTAACTCGTCATAAGCTGATTGTAATCTCTTAAAAGCACCTTGTAACGTATCTCCTGACTTTTCGGCTAGTTCTGCTGCCGTTCCTGACGTGTCGCTAAAGTCTTCTCTTAACTCCTTTAATTTTTCCGATTGTGAAGCAAATATCTGTAAGGCGGTAGCTCCTCTAACTCCTACTAACTCCGTAGCTGTACCTAGTTTATCGGTAGAGTTAGCCGTTTTGTCCATTGCGTCCTCTAGACTTAACCCTTGCTTATTAAGTTCTATAAATACTCTTCTTAACTGCGTTCCCGCTATACTTCCGTTAATACCGTTATCTGCTAAAACTCCTAATAACGCTGTAGTCTCTTCTAAACTTCTTCCCGTAGATTTAGAAGTAGGCGCTACTAGCTTCATAGACTCTTGGAACTTATTAATATCTAAAGCTGAAGAAGCGAAAGAATCCGCCATTACGTCAGTAACTCTAGTCATTTCAGAAGCATCTAAACCGAAAGCTCTTAAAGTTGAAGCCGAAACCGCTGCGGCTTGACTAAGGTCTATTCTAAAAGCAGTAGATAGGTTAATAATACCCGAAGAAGACTGTTGTATCTCTTTAGAGGTGAAACCTAACTTAGCTAACTCTAACTGTAGTCCGGCTACTTGTTGAGCTGTAAAAATAGACACCTTTGCTAGTTCCCTTGCCGAAGTCTCTAAACCTTTTAACTCTTCTCCCGTTGCTCCCGAAACTGCTCCTACATCTGCTATAGCTTGTTCGAAGTCCATCATTACGCCTACCGCGTTCTTAACCGCTTGGAATATACCGCTAACGGCAAAAGCACCCGCCATAGCTACTCCTACCCTTTTAAACGCTGTCGTAACTCCTTGACCTACTCTAGTAGCTAAAGACTTAGTTTCTCTTAACTCTCTGTTAAAACGTCTTATAGTGCCTTGATTCTTAGTTATCTCAGTCTGTAGTTCCTTGAATCTTTTAGTACCTACCTTAGTACCGTCTAATTCTTTCTTTAATTCTTTAGTCCTTTTCTTAAGAGTTCCGAAGTCTTTAATAGCTTCTCCCGTATCTATATTTATTCCAAAAAATACTTCTTCTTTAGCCATATTATACTATTTGTATTAATTCACATTTAACCGACTCGAATACTCCGGCTTTATAATCTTCTATCTTATTAAGATAGTAATAAACTCCGTTAATTAACTTAGGAGTTCTAAAGTTTAAGTTAACAATATCTACACCCGTTAATCTTAAGTAACAAGTATATAACCTAGACTCGTTAAACTGTCTAATCTGTTCTTTGTAGTGCCTATCTACTAATCCTACGTCATTATCTTGTAAAGACTTACTAATGTCGTTTAGGTTCTTAAAACTTAAAGATACATCGAAAGGTCCAGAAGCTTTTTTAATATAATAACTGCTAGGAAAAGAGCTTTTAGATACAGATTCAAAGGTAAAGTTACCGCTTTTTAAACCCTCGTAAATTAATAGTCTAGGTTTTAAATCTAACTCATCTCCTACAGACTTATAATTATTTATTAATTGAGGCAGATATAAACTTCCACCTGCTTCTTGGATAATAGTACCACTTCCCACACTTCCAGCGAAAGGAATATCTGCGATTGTTTTTTCATCTTTTAAAAATTCGTTATCTAATTTGCGTGAATCGTTCGATATAGTAGTATCCCAAGTATCTTTAAATCCTACTAAGTTTACGTCTTCCGTGTCGTTTTTGTACTCAAATAATAGGTTTCTATTTAACTTTTCGTCTATCTGTTCTATAGTCTGCTTTTTAGATACATCTAACTTCTCAGACCAGTCTTCTGCTTCTTCTATAGACTTATAAAAGTCATCTCTATGTAGAAACTCTACCGTTTTAGCTCTTTCGTCCGTTAAGTGAACTAAGTTAAATAACTGTACGAAATGCTTAACGAAATTACTTTGCCCTATATCGTAAACGAAGTCCTTAATAGATATTTCAGAACCGTTAACTAAAGGAGCGCTTATAGGTGTAATATTAAACTGTAAACCACTAGGCTGCACTTGTAACTTAGTACCACTATTAGTAGCCGACCATTCAATAAGGATATAATAACCGTCAGTTAAAGTAACGTCGTTAAAGGATAGCTCAAAAGTAGCTACCTCTTGGGAGTTCTTTTTAACCGTTATAGTCTGTTCATCTATAACTTGGCTTAGTATACTAAGAGTCTGGTATTCGCTAATCTTGAAAGTTACATCGTTATCGAAAGCAAATTGCAAGTTAGTTACCTCTATCGTAGCGTTACCGCTAAAGTTAGAGTTAGGAAAAGGTACTACATAGTAAAAGTTACTCCAATTATTAGAAGGGTCTTCTAAGCCGGTATAAAAATTAAATAACCCCGTTTGAGAGTTAAGTACTACCGATTGAGTATTACCTACTATAGCTCTAGCCCTATTAGCGTCTAAAAACTCTTTAGAAGCGCTTAAGTCAGTATTTATAGAAGGCATAACTAAGTCTCTATACTCTTCTCTACCGAAGAAACCCGGTTTAAGTTGGTATCCTACACCGTCGAATATCTTTCTAAACACATCGTAAACGAATACACCCGGTAAGAAGTCCTCTACTACTATATTAGTGGTTTCTAAAGTAGGATAAGCCGCAAACTCGTTATAATTAATAAGAGGAAAAGTATAACCGTTATCACGTCCATTATAAGACCAAGAAGCCTCAACATTAGTAGGGTTATAGGTAAGAGTATCATATTCTAAGTCTCTAATATTTTTATCCTTAATTAAAGCTCCCCAGTCCGATAAATTAGAGTAAAGTATAATATTATAAACGTGAGACTTATTATCTGTTATATCTACGCTTTTAAGCTGCATAGAACCATCTAAATACCTTATACCGTCCTTTTCTATTATAGCCGGTACTCTAGTATTCCTATCGAAGAAACCCTCTGCGGTTATCTTAAAAGAGTGACCTAATAATGAGTCATTCTTTTTAGTACCCGGTATCTTAACAGTTTTACTAAATGTACCATTCCTCGTGCTAATATCTCTAAAGTCATTAATACTAAAGGTTAAAGGAATAAAAAAGTCGTAAGGGTTAAACTTATCTAAGTTGTATATATTTAAAGGAGTAGCCATTAGTTTCTTTGGATTATTTTATCATAAGCTAATTCGTATTCTACCGAGACGTTATAACTGTACTCCGCTAATTTCTCTATAGAAAAGTCAGTAGTTAACTGTACCGGTAATCTATAACCGTCTACTACTATATAAACCTCTGGGCTTTCTATTAAGCTTAATAACCACTCTTTCTCGTCTCTAGATACTATACCGCTATTTACGTTATAAACGTCTTTAGTCTGTACTCCGAAAGTAGTTACCGAACGCTCAGGAATACTTCTACTAGCTCCTATAATTCTCTTAAAGGTCTGCTTCTCTATATCTATATCTCTTACCTCTTTACCTTTAAAAGTAAAAGAATCTATACCTCCTAGAGAGTTAACCCATTCGAAGCGTCTAAGGATTCTATTACAATCGTCCTCTATAATAAAAGTCTTATAGTTAGCTAAAGTAAAACCGTCTATTCTAGCTCTTACCTCGTATTTAGCTACGTTACTAGTGATATAAGCGGATAAGTTCGCTGGTCCTACCGGTACGTTATAAACCCCCTCTAAATTAGTCGTAGTGTCAGTATCTAAGACTATAATGTCTGTAGCTAATAAAGCTCCTTGACTATCGTAAGTCTTTAAAACTAAGTCTAAGTCTACCGCTATAGGGTTAGGTGAACCGTTATAAGTTTGCGTAGCGTTTATAAAACTCATTTGATAAGAGTCGTTACTACCTATTCTAACGTCTGGTTGTCTAGTTAGCCAGTTATAAGCTGAAGCCGAAGTAAACAAAGCGTTAGTAGCGTAATAATCGCTTAAGTTATAGTTAGTAGAACTAATAGTAAAGTCATTCATAAAGACGTAAGGTATAGTACTATTTACCGCAGTAAAAGTATTAGTGCTATCGTCCGTAAAAGCGGTTAAGGTTAAAGTAGCTATACCGTTAGATATAGTATCGTATTCTTCAGCGTACTGAATATAAACCTCTTTACTTAAGTCTACCGTAGTACTCGTAGTAGTAGTTCCTAAGGTAAGTAAGTCACTACCTAAATACTCTTGTATAATAGAGCTTAAATCGAATATAAATTCGTTATCGAAGTTTCTTTTTTCTCTTAGTCTTACTACGAAGCTACCACCTATATAAACGTCAGCTACCGCGTTATAATTATTATAATACTTACTAACCTCTGCGGCTATCTTAATTACGTTGTTTAAGAAAGGTATAACAATCTCTTCCGTAACTACCGGAGTATCTATATAAAACTCGGTAACCGATACACCAGCTAAACCCGATAAGATAGAACTTACCCTATGTACTCCGTTATATTCTCCTGCGTTCTCTATATAAACGAAATCCCCTACTATTAAAGGTAAAGGCTGAGTACTAGTGTTAATTAATACGTCCGCTCCACTAAAAGAAGTACCTCGTAAAGACGCAGTACTGTTTAATTCGCCCGCTACTGAATTAGGAGATAAGTCCGAAGTAAACTTATACTCTACCGGTAGATAAGCTGCGCTATAGCTATCCGGTCTATTTACTACCGTTAAAGCCATATTAGTAAGCTAATAATAGTTCTACGTCACACGCTGCAGTATCCGCTTGTGCTTTAATGTTATCTATATTAGAAAAAGATGCGAAAGCTCCCTCTGTAGCTGACACGCTTAATTCTCTTGTGTTAAATACGAAAGCTGAGCCCGGAGTTAATTTAACGTCCGTAGTAGCTCCTCCCGTATCCGATAGTCTTAGCCTTACGAAGTTCGTAGTGTCTCTATTAATTACTACTAAGTAGCTTAAATCAGTTAATGAAGCTGGTCCTACCGCTCCTACGTTAGCTATAACAGTTTCAGAAGTAGGTACGCTTACTACTTGCTGTACCGCTTCTTCTCCTACTAGAGTTACACTCTCGTTATTTACTACGCTGTAAGAAGTTCCGTTAATCGTTACGGAAGCTCCGAAAGTTGTTGTTAATATTGTACTCATCTATTTAATATTTTTCTAATTTCTTTTGTTACGTCTTCTTTACCCGTTTTTAAAATTAAGGTTTTTAATTTAGACTTAAATTTATCTACGTTATTTCTAAAGATATAAGTAGGCTTAATTCCATTCTTCTCGATATTCTTAGCTATAGCGAAAGCGATACTCTTAGAGTCGTTCTCGTCTGATATACCTAGTTTAACAGTTACCCATCTCTGTAATGGTCCTATAGGCGGTCTAGTTCCCGGCTTTCTTCCTCCGTCTACGTACTTCCAATGACTCTTAGCCTTAAACCTAACCGATACGATACCTCCTAACTCGGAAGCTTCTACCTTTAAACTCTTAGCTAAGTCTCCGGTAGCGTTCTTCTTACCGCTATTTAAGTCGTCTATAATATCGTCTATCATATCGAAACCGGCTATCTTAACTCTTAGTAAAGTCTGGGAGAAAGGTCTAGGCATCGAATACGTCGTCGTTACAACAAGTAGAGTATCTTACTTGCTCGGTTATAGTAAAAGAGATTTGCCAGCCCGTATGGCTTTTATCTTCATCGTCTATTAAAGGTAGTACCGTAAAGTTATCTTGAATAACCCAGTCCGCTCGTTCGCTCTCGTTATTATAAGTTAATACCGTATCGTTAAAGTCGGTAATAAATCTACTTATAACTTGGTCTAAGATTCTCTGAGTAGCGTCTAAGGTTTCGTTAACCTCGTCCATCGTTCGCTCTTCTGATAGTATATCTATAATCTCTACTACTAGATTCCAGTTATTAACGAAAAATCCTTCTCTAGCTGACTTAGTAATACTAACCGGGTCTACTACTAAAGCTGGATAGTTTAACTCGAAGTCTGGATTAAACTCGGAAGCTAACCCCGTGTAAAAGGTTTTAATAGCTTTATGCTTAGTAGCTAAGTCTTTAAATATATTCTGTATCGTACTTAAGTTCATTACTTAATCATTTAAATATTCATTAATCGTACTATCGTGATAACCTATCGCTTTAGCTAAAGTTATACAAAGCTCAAAGAACTCGTTAATATCTAAGTCTTCTTTCTTTTGCTCTATTTCTATAGAGTGGTATTGGTCTTCAAATTTAACCTTAGTGCTCCCCATTACTTATTATATTTTATATCGCATTCGTTTTTATCCTGTTTAAGCATAAGATAAGTAAATATCTCGCCTATCTTATAATCTGTTATCTTTTCTTTTTCCCCGAAAATAGCCGAAATAATGCTTTTATCTTGAGCCAAACTATAGACGGTAAGTAAGCTACCATACTTCCTAGTAATAACGTCGTAGCCCGCTTTAAGTTCTTTCGCTTCGTACTCTTTATTAAAGAGAGACTCGAATCGTTTATAGATAAGAGTAGATTGCTCAAAAAAAAACCTCTAACTCTATAAGCAGTAGAAACGTCTAAATCTTTAAATAGCTCGTACTTGTCGTCAGCGTCTTTATAGTCGTACTCTTTACCCTCTTCTAAGATTAGATAAGATAATAACCGCCTAACAGCTTCTAAAGGCTTATCTCTATACATATCTTCTATCTTCTTAATATCGTAGTACTGCCCGGCTTTAATACTTAATAAGTCCGTAGGTACGTTAAACGTCCTCCCTTTAATCTTGAAAGCTCCTACCGATTCTAAGTCGTTTTCTAGGTCTTTAGGGTTAAATAAAACCTCTATCTGACTTACTAAAAACTCCACCTCACTAACATCGCACTTTCTTACTAACTCAATCTCTAATCCAGAGAGTAAAGAAAAGACCTCTAAAGCGTCCATTTCTTCGTTAATCTTCTCGTAGGTTTCTAAGGTTAATTCTTTCCAACCTTCTGGGATAGTAAAGTTAATCTTCTCGTCTCCTCTATGTAAGTGTCCTTTAATCATTCTCTAAGTCGTTTAAATCCTCTATTATATCTACCGGTTCGTAGTGCGTTACCTCTGCGTATACGAAAGATAGCCCGCTCTTAGGTACTCTACAGTCCCACCAGTCACCGTTCAAGTCTAAGTAAGCTTCAAAAGGTTTAGGCTCGTAGTCCGGAGCGATAATCCTATACGTTCTATCCGTCTCAGGTAGTTCGTTCAATTTCTTCATTATTTTTTTTCTCTAATATAATCATTCTCGTAATACTCTAAAGCTTTAACGTAAGCCTTAAATAGCTTATTAAGATAAATCTTAAATAGAATAGGGTTAAGCCTTCCCGGAGCTAATAAACAGTCGGAATACATATCTATCTTAACCTTTATCCCTTTCTTTTCCTCGATATACCACTCTACAATACTCGTAAGTTGCTCTGTAGTAGCGGAATAACGGGTACTTCGTATAGCTTCGTCAATATTCATAGGATAAAGATAGTAATACTTATTTAGAACTAAAAGCTAAAACCCTCTCTTAACTTTAAATAAATAAACCCTCTCTAAGGTACTTTTAAGCCGTTCTAACTAACTTTTAAACTAAAATAGTATTATCTATTATCTAGGTCTTTTAAAGTCTCTTAAATCGCTTATTTTAAAAATCGTAGTCGGTAAGGACGTAGTCCGGTCTGGTTATCGCGTAACTATCACTTAAATTAACTTAGATTAGTATTAAATTATATTCTATTCTATTTCTATTTGTAAACCGTTCCTATACGGTTCGAAAGGGTTTCTAAGGGTTCGAAAGGGTTTCTAAGGGTTCGAAAGGATTAAACTAGCTAATACTTAAGTAGTTAGCTTTTAAAGATGAGATGAGTTTAGATAGGTTTAAGTAGTTTACTCCGGTATTTAGTTTGTATAGCTTTTAGATATATTTTTACGATTTTACTAATCAGACTTAAAAAAAAAGAGGAGCTGTTAACCCCTCTTTTAATTATTTATTTAATCGTTTTTATTTCTTAAATTAAATCGTCTACCCAAGACCTAGAACCTACTAAGTCGAAGTAAGAGCGCATCATAATAGTATCAGCGACATCGGGAGACCTACCTAGTAAAGCCTTGATGTTTTCTTTACCCTCTACAGCTTTTTTAGTGTCTTTATCAAAATCCTTTTGCCTAACTAATACTAACTCTTCGTCTATCATCTGTCTTAGACTTCCGTCTCTTACGTAAATTTCTTTCTTAGCGAATCGGTCAGCTAAATAAAAATAGCATTGACTCTTTAAGTTACTAAAGTTCTGTTTAACTCCGTCCACCTTTAAGGGAGTTGAATTATTTACAAAACTCTTACATCTTAACTGGTCGACTACTCCTCCTCCGATTCCGTCGGCATCTGCTATAACTCTACTCATAGGGATATAATTCTCATTAGCTAACTTTCTTATAGTTTCCGAAGTCTTTACCGTATCGGCTTTATCTAGTTTTAAGAAACTCTCTAACCTCCAGCCGTTCCATAAAGCTATAACCGTACTATCGTTACCAAATCTAGCAATATCCGCAGTTATGTACTTTTCTCCTTCCGGAACGAATTGATTAGTATAAGAGTCTAAAACGTCTTCGTACTTAAATAGCTTCGCTACATCGTCATCGTACTGCCAATTCCCGTATAGTAATCTCTGCTTACTAGCTTCGTCTAGTTTACTAAGTGATTCCGCGTAAGACTTATGTAAATGCTTATTATCGGTTAACAAGGCTTGAATAAATTTCCTATGCTTCGGTAACCTACCCTCTCTATCCGGTTTAAAGAAAGTTTCGTACACCCAACCTTTAGCCGGGTTACAAGTCATAAATAACTTAGGAGTTAAGTCAAAGTCCGTTAGCTTGTAACGAATCCTAGACATAACTACGTTTTTAGCTTTCTCTACTACTTGGTTACACTCGTCGATGAACGCTCCGGTAATTTCTAACGAACCTAAAGAGTCAAAGTTAGGGTCAGAAGGATAATGGAATAAATCCTTAAGTATAACCTGACTACCGTTATTAAAGGTAATCGTCTTTTCGTTAGCGTTATATCTAAACGCATCAGTAACCCCTAATAAGGTAGCTACATCGAAAAAAGAGTTTAGCGTAGTCTTTTTAAGAGCGTCTAACTTAGCACGACCTATTAACCATCTAGACCCCTTATAGTTAATACAGTTATTAATAACCCAAAGAACGCCGAAGAAAGATTTACCTCCTCCGGCTGCGCCTCCATATAATATTTCTACAGTTTCCTTATCGGTTAAGTACTTATAGGCTAAGGCTTGTTTTTTAGTTACCTTAATATCATTCCTCACCATAGGTACGAGTTCTTCTAAATTTACCGTACATATATCTAAACGAATTAGTGTATCTAATCTCGAAAGGCATAGCACTAACTTTAGTTTTTAGCTCTTTTCTTTTTCTACGGTTTTCTTCTAGTATTTTATTCCTCATCGTCTTCGACTGATATATTAATTTGTATTCTTTCTCCTTCGCTAGTTACGTCTTTACGGTCTGGTTCATTTACCCCGGTTAACTTAGCCATATCCGCGAGAATCTTTCTAGCTACTTCTTTTTCATCGTCTTTAATAGCTTTCTTATAAAGCTCGAATAGTCTAGCGTGGTGACTTTCAAAGATAGACTCCCTATCCTTAGAGTACTTATCTTCTATAGCGTCTTTAGCTTTCCTCCAGTAAATATCTGACTGTCTAGATTCTATATTATAAACGTCTTTACAGTAAATTACCCATTCAGCTCTACTAGTGTTATCGCATAATAACATCTCTATAGCTTTATTTACCCTCTTCTCGGACTCTCTCGCGTCCGCTATTTTCCTTTTATTATTATCACTTTTCATACTTTAATAATTTTTTCGGTAAACTCTACCATTTCTTTAACTCTATTAATCCACCCCTTTAAAAATACTAAGTTTTTAGGTCGTTTTTCAGTAATTAAAACAAACCTCTTAACCCTTTCTAAAGATAGGTCTAATAGTTTTACGTCCTTAACAGCTCTTAAGGTTACCGGACCTACTACTCCGTCTGGATTAACTTTTGCCGCCCTCTGTAGAATTTTTATAGCTCCGTTTATACCGTGATTAACTGCCATATCGAAAAGCATAGGTTTTAATTCTCTAGGGTATTCTACTTTTACTACCTTATTCCAGTAGTCTCTCTCATAAATCTTATAAGCGTCTTGATAGGTTAAGTTTTTAATATCTAAGTCAGGATAAGACCTAGCACTAACTCCGTATTTAGTACCTTTCAATTCTCCGGAAGGTGTATAATTACCTCTATCGTTAGGGTGTTCCGTAAAACCTCCTTCTAGTTCTATAGTTCTTACTATACTATCTTTTTTTACTCCCATTATAATAATTCTTTTAATGCTTTTTGATATGCTAAAGAAGCGTCTATATCTCTATCAAACCTTCCTAAATATTTACTTTTCCCGTTTATGTATATTTTAGCTATAAACTTTTTTGCTGTATTACAAAAATGAACACCTTTATAATCAGACGTTTTGTTACCG